AATAGAATAGAAGTAAGACAGGCAAAAAGTTGGAAACCTACAGAGCGTGAGGGTTCTGTTGATTATCATATGAATTGGTATGATGTAGATATCGATAAGGGGTCATGGACGATCATGGCAAGAACAAACAATATCGTAAACAAGATAGAAGTTAATCTTCGTGACAATGGTTATTTATATGAAAGATTTGGTAAAATTTCATTAGAAAATGAATTTATTCAATTTATGAATATGTGGGAAGAACTTAAAAAGGACAAGAGTTTACCCCTTGAGACAATCAAACAGTTTTATAGTTACGTGCCAAAGCAAGGCAAGAACCAAGTTGTAAAAAGAGGTTCAGCAAAAACGTTAGAGTATTTAGATCCACAAAGCAGTTTATGTTATGACGAGCTAGTGGCCAATCATGGGTTAGTCGCACCTAAATCAATGAGAGGAGAAGATGTAGTTAATATGTCAGAGGACGATCAGAGATACAAGGCAGCGATACTACGAAGGGGGGAGGACTTGGAGAACCCTCGTATTAAATTATCAACGATACATCAGATGAAAGGCGGAGAGGACGACAACATTATATTGATGTCAGAGTCATGCCATCCTGCAGTTAATGCAAAGAATCAAGATGATGAGCATCGTGTATTTTATACGGGGGTCACAAGAGCCAAACATAATTTACACATCATTGATTCATTCGGGAGGTATAGATACGTGATATGAAAACTTATGAACAAGGTAAAGCAGAATTAGATGCAGAGTTAAAGAGACTTAACAAAGCTATTAAAGATGCTAAACAAAATATTACTTTTGATTTTCATTGTCCTCAATGTGACAAAACAAAAAAAATTAAAGTTCATTTAGCAAATACTGGTCGAGGCGGTAAACGATACTGTGGCCATGTTTGTAGAAACAAAGCTTACAGAAACAGAAAACAAGCAATACAGTTAAAAAAATTAGGATTAGCACACGAAAAAATCCATGAACTGCAACTACAGATAGATGAGTTAAAAAAATGAAAACTTATGAACAAGCAAAAAAAGAATTAGACTCTGATATTTCTAATTTAATGTTGCAAATCAAAAATTTAAAGAGAACTAAAACTTATGACAATGAGTGTCCACAGTGTAAAAAAATTACAAAAAAGAGAGTGTGGATTGCAACACTCGGTAAAAAAACTAAAGGACAAGGGATTGTGTATTGTGGTGCAAATTGTAGAGCTAAAGCTTATAGACAAAGAAAAGAACAATCTATCAGAGATGGTTACGAATCTGAGATACATTTATTAAAACAAAAAATTACGGAGTTAGAAAATGAAAAGAGATAAAGCATTAAAAATAGCAGAGGGTTTAGTAAGTGAAAAAAGAGCAAGTGTTTATGGAGATGCTCGTCTGAATCATCAACGGATAGCCAATATGTGGAGTGTTATATTTGGTATCAAAGTTCAAGTTTGGATGGTATATTTAGCTATGGTAGCGGTCAAGATGTCTAGGATTATGAATAAGCCAGAGCATGAAGATTCGTGGATCGATATCTGTGGATACGGAGCATTAGGAGCAGAAGAGAAAGAAGATAAATGAAAGACAAAAATACGATAAGTTTTTTAGAACGTATGGAGATGAGCAGTCTTGAGCAAGAATGGACTGTGCCTCAGTCGTTTCCAGACTTAACAGATTCTAAATACATAGCTATTGACTTAGAAACATCTGATCCAAACTTGTTAGAACTTGGTCCAGGGTGGACACGTAATGATGGATTTATCGTAGGCGTTGCCATAGCAGCGGGAGACTTTGTAGGGTACTATCCTTTCAGACATGAGGGTGGTGGTAACATACCCGAGGAAAAAGTTTTTTCATGGCTAAGAAAGCAACTTAACACACCACACATTCCAAAGATTATGCACAATGCTATGTATGATGCGGGATGGCTCAGATGGGCAAACGTAGAAGTGAAAGGTAAGATTATAGATACTATGATTGCTGCACCTCTTATAAATGAGAATAGATTTAGCTATGCACTTAATGCACTTGGCCGTGATTATTTAGGCAAACGTAAGAATGAAAAGATATTGAATGCAGCAGCTAAAGATTTTGGACTTGATCCAAAGAAAGAGATGTGGAAACTACCCTCACGATTTGTAGGGACATATGCAGAACAAGATGCATCTCTTACACTAGAATTATGGAATAGATTTGAACAGGAGATCAGACAACAAGAACTTACAAGTATCTTTGAGTTAGAAACTGCACTTATACCTCTTGTGCTTGAAATGAGGCAAAAAGGTGTCAGAGTCGATTTAGACAAAGCAGAGCAAACTAAAACAAAACTTTTGCAAATGAAGAAACAAGTAATGAAAGAAATTAAGGATGATACCAACATAGATATAGAGCCATGGGTATCAACAAGTGTTGCCAAGGTATTTGATCATTTTAACATACATTACGAAAGAACAGGTAAGAGTGAGCAACCTTCTTTTACCAAGGCATGGTTACAAGGATGTCCACATGCCATAGCATCTAAAGTATTAAGACTTCGAGAACTTGATAAGGCACACAATACATTTATCGATAGTATACTTAAACACAGTTACAAAGGCAGAATACATTGTGAGTTACATCAGCTTCGAAATGATGATGGTGGCACAGTTACAGGTAGGTTTAGCTCATCCAATCCTAATCTTCAGCAGATACCATCACGAGATCCAGAGATTAAGAAAATGATTCGTGGTTTGTTTATTCCAGAGGATGGAGAGCAGTGGGGCAGTTTTGATTATAGTAGTCAAGAGCCAAGGTTATTAGTGCATTACTGTAGTGTCGTCAATCAAGGTAGTGAAATACTTAATGATATTGTAGAAAAGTATCAGACAGAAGATGTGGACTTTCATCAGATGATGGCAGACATGGCAAACATTACTCGTAAAGAGGCCAAGACAGTTAATTTAGGTATTATGTATGGGATGGGTAAACAGAAGCTTGCAGATACACTTGATATTAAACTTGATGATGCCAATGAGTTGTTACAAACCTATCATCGTAAAGTTCCATTTGTTAAAGAACTTGCAGATCGTGTCATGAATAAGGCACAAAAACATGGCAAGATTAGAACTGTGCTAGGTCGGATGTGTCGCTTTGACATGTGGGAGCCAAAGACATTTGGTTATAATCAGCCTATGAAACGTGAGGATGCAGAAAAAGAATACGGACCAGGGATTAGACGAGCCTTTACATACAAGGCACTAAATAGATTAATCCAAGGCAGTGCAGCAGATCAGACCAAGAAAGCTATGGTGGATTGTTTTAAAGAAGGATTAGTGCCACTGCTAACAGTACACGATGAACTTTGTTTTAGTGTCAGTTCGCAGAAACAAGCAGATAAAATTACAGAGATTATGGAACAAGGATTACCACTAAAAATACCAAGTAAGGTTGATCAAGAACTCGGCAAAGATTGGGGAGAAGTTGGTTAGGTTGTAACATTCTGCATACGATCTACGAGTCGTTGTGCTCTGTTGGTTACTTGGTTATACCATCTCGAATCTTTCATTTGAACGGCAGCCTCAGACCAATCACCAGAGTCAACGGCTTGCTTCATCTTGTGAAAGCGAGATAAACGAGGCCGACCCATATTAAACATCATATTGGCTATAATTCTTTGTACTTCTTCTGGTAGTTCATCAAAATTATTATATAACAATCGACACTCATTTGTTGTTACTTCTACATCCTGGTCAAACAATTCATTGACACGCTCTTCATCTACCTTTGTGCCAACTTCGAGACCATGCTCTGGATCTGTACTTTGAATAAGGTGCCCAATTCCGCAGGTAGGCAAACCAAGATGGTCGAGATAGATTTCATACTTAACGCCCTCATCGACTTTTAGTTCTTCTCTCAATTGTTCTATATTCATTACTGACTTCCTACTGTTGCTCTGGTTACAGGGTTTGGTACCAAGATTGGATTTACGCCACCTGCAGATCCCACGTTAGCGGGTGGTTTTATGTCGGGTACATTAATACCTTTTATATTTGTTATAGCTCTGTCTCTCATCTGTTTAGCTTCTGGTGATAATCCAAACGGACCTTCAGACTTAACAGGCACAACTGCTGATGCAGGTGTTACACCCATCTGACCCAAGACTTGTTGTGATGATGTCTGCATAAATTGTAAAGCTTGACCAAACGCATCGCCACCAGGCTCTCTACTCGCAAGTAATACTTTCATAACTGCAGGATTTCTTAAAGCTTTACTCATTGTCATATAAAAAGCAGCAGCGGGTATAGTTGCAAGAGGAGCAGTAAGCATTCCATAAAAACCTAAACCTAATGCAATTGTTGGTGCAGCAAGTCCGCCTTTACCTTGTAGTGATGCATTAGACACTGCCACCATGTTATCTGCTAACTGAAATAAATTATCAGATTGTTGTTTGCCAAACATCGTTTCTATTGTCTCACGACCATAACCATTCAAAGTGCTTTGTAAATTACCACCTAGTCTGCCAGACACAAAAGCCTCTCTAAAAGCGGGTGACTCTACATCTCCTAATGATCTAAGTATTCTTGTCATGGCAGCGTCTTTAACTGCTTCTACTGTAACCTCATCAAATCCACCTAAATCTCTAACATTTCTATCGCCAACTTTAAGCGTACCATTTTGAA